GGTGTGCGCCCAAACAGCATTGGAACTCCAAAGTATCCTCACGTGCCCCTCTCCTTTTTGTCGGTGCTGGGGGGACGGGTGAGCAAAAGGAATTAACTCTGCCCGCCCCCCAGCACGCTATTCTATTACGTTCTGTTACGTTCCGTACACCACGTCTAGTTGAACTACGATCTGCACGAATGTGCCGGTGCCGGTTTCGTCGTAGTCCAACTTCACAATCTCGCCAGCCGCCACGTTCTTGCCAGTAGCCGTCATGGTCAACGGCTTGGGCACAACTGCCGCCCAACCTGCGGTGCCTCCGATTTCGTCGGAGATTGCCGTGGTTGCTGTGCCAGCCGTCCCGCCATTGATGAGCTGGACGGTGAAGTAGTTGGCAGTGCTAGCCGACACGGCGTCCACGACCGTTGCATAGGCGCTCTTGATCTCGCACGCAGCAGGTGCGCGCCACAACGGATAAACCTGGTCAGCCGCCGGATCCTCGGAAATGGACACGACGACGGGAAATCTCACTTCGCTCTGAAACATGTTTTACCTCCATGTCTATCTATTCTGCTACACTCAAGCCATTTACACTACGGCCCCGATCTAGCTGGGCGCAGATGCGTCGGCGGTGTAGTAAGCACCCCACTCGCTGCGGATCACTCCGACCGCGTACCCAGCAGTCATGTTCAGCTCCGTGGCCCTCAGAGAAGCGTCACGCTCTGCTTCCATTCGGGGAGCCCTGCGAGAGTCGAATCCTATCGCATCCCGCGCGAACACGCCCGAGACCGCGTCGTCGCTGGCGTCTACGGCGATGTTTGCCGATGCGTACCACTTCGCCCCGATGAACATGCCAACGAAGTAGTCTCGCATGGCCTTGTTCGCGATTTCACCCAGGAAGTCGTAGGTAGCGGCGGGCTGGCCCAACTGCGTCCAGATGTCGTGCCAGTGGTAGGGGTGAGCTACGATATTGAGCCCCCCACGAGAGTGAGCGGTGTGGATCGTTGCGATGCAGTCCGCGAACGACTGAAGGTCAGCCTCAGCGGCCGCCCCTGGCCCCAGGTCAATCGCGAGGCTTGAGAAGAGGGTTACAAGGTCAACGTCGATCTTAGTGGCAATAGCACTACCACACTCGAACGCTGCCGCGCCCTGCTCATCCTCGGGGCTGGTCTCCATGTTCTGGTCGGTCAACAGATACTGGGCGATAACCTCGCCAGGGGTGAGGGTCGCCTGCGTGCTCTTGCTGCCCGTGGTGGGATTGGAGTAATCCACACCATCAGACACGCTGTAGGCGGTCGCCTGTGCCCGGATAGGCACAACGCGGGCCATGAAGCCCTTGGCTGTGTAGTTGTGCACCAACTGAACCATGAGGTTTTCCTCCCGCGCTACGAACAGCGAGTCCTCAAAGATCGTGTTGATGTACGAACTGATGTCAGTCAGTTTGGTGATAGCCATTGGTTAATCTCCTGTCTTATTCTTTTGACATAACCACGCCCCCGCCGCCCCAGAAGCTGGAGCCCTTCTGTCCGTATATCCGCGCCCGTCTATCGTCGTCGCTCTCAGATAGCGGGCCGCCCTGGGGATTCGTCGGCGTGATCGTGCCCTTCGTTGTTTTTGCCAAATACGGCTTGCCTTTGAGCAACCCTGCAATAGCTTCGTCAACGCCCGTCACCGTTCCGTCCTCGCTAACCTCCAGGGTTGCGTGGTCGATCATGCCCCAGGCATCCGATGGGTCGTTGAATCCCGCCTTTGCCGCCGCTGACACGACGCTCATTCTCAGCACCGTCTCTGCGGCTTGCTTTTCCGCTTCCACCGCTTTCGTCTGCGCTTCCTGCAATTCAGCCTTGAGGCGTTCGGTCTCCGTCATCTCAGACTTTTTGCGCGCTTCATCGGCTTCCTCTGCCTTGCGCAACTTCGTGCGGTAGCTGGCCGCCTCACTGCGAACTTTCTTAAGCTCCGCTGCAAGTGCTGCCTGGTCAAGCGTACTCTGTTGCTCGTTCTGCTCTTCCGTTGACTCCTGGTCATCGGTTTGCTTGGGCTCCTGGCCCTTGTCGTCTGCCACAATTGACCTCCCGGGTCTATGCTGCGTTCCGATAATACTCTTTCGCCTCATCTCCCAACATCCCGATAAGGCTCGCCTCTGTCACCATCTCCCCGTATACCGGATCGGGAGAGAGGGTTATCAGACTATCAAGGTCGAACTTCCCTGCCTGCCATGCGTCCCACTTTGCAGGCCCCATCATCTGGCGCTGTACTAATTCCGGCTGGAGCTTGAACCAATCCTCGCCGCTTCCAACCGTGAGCGGCTCCGCATCCACGTCGAAGCCCAAGTCCCTGTAGGTGATCGTGTTCGGGACCCCTATGCACCGCCCGTTGTAATGGTCGTTCAGCGATTCACTCAAGGGGTGAATCGTGCCATGTTCTGCGATACACGCGAGGCACGTCCGGTTGTCCAGTGCTGACACCCACGTCCAGTCCTTCACGATGTGGGCGTTTGCCAGGTAAGACATTCGGGACGCTTCTCGATATGCCCACATCTGCATGGTCTGTGCGTTGCGTAAGGCCCAGTTCAACCCTTGCCCGAACTGCTTCCTGATTGCGTCTGCTATCTTCACCGGATTCCAGCCTAGCGCCACGCCCTGTATCATCGCCTCGGCAACCTCTTTCGCCACTTCCTCGCCCATCTGCGCCGCCCATCTTGCCTGTAGTGGCGATCCATCTCCCAGGAACGCTATAGCCTGCTCTACTGCGTCAACGTGCAGCCGATTCCACTGTGCCATGATCTGCGCGTCTAGGGCTGTCATTCCAGGAAGTGCCAGTTGTGTCAGCTTCTGAGAATCGCCCAGCGCCTGAGCTATGGCTTCCTGCGCCCCTAGCGTTGCCTCGTTCTCAATGATCGTACCATACCGCGTCATCTCATCCACAATCTGGCGCTGGAGCGTTTTCAGCCGCGCCATGTGTTGCAACTGGCCCCGCGTCGGATTCTCCATTGCTAGCATCTGGTCAAGGAGTGCCTGCGTTTGTCCCTGTATCCCCTGGTAAATGCGTCCGTACGCCTTCACCAAGCGCGTCGCTGATTGACGCTCGCTAGCTAGCAGCCCGGCCTTGAACCGATATGCAGCCTCAATGACGGGAGGGGCCACGGTATGCCTCCTTCGGCGTCACGTCCCAGCCGCGCTTCTGCGCTATTGCTCTCCACCACTTCGAGAACTGGTTAGGAAACAGGATACGCTTCTCTACCACATTCGGACCACTATCGGGAGACGGAGCCCCCATTATCCACAAGTCGTGCAACTCTAGCGTCGCCTCTCTCGGACTCACCGCCAGGAATGGAGCAAGCGTCAGCCTCAATTGGTCGAATGTCACGATACGCGGCTTTGTCAGGTCGCCCGGCGTGATAATCTGGCTCATTGTCCCCTCTCGAACGCTCTCAGCATCCGCGTGCCCACGTCATCCTCTCCCACTGTCTCATCAGCCATGCGTTCCTGCTCAAGTTCCCAGTCACGGCCCAGGTCAGCGGCGGCGGTCTCCTTGCTGACGGTGCCCAACTCCCGCTCCTTCGATATGGCCTCCACTTCTTCACCACGGTTCTCGGGCAACGGATCGGCCCAGTGCAGTACGCCAACGTTGGCGGGCCCAAATCCTTGAAGGTCTGCAAGGCGGCGGTTTAGCTCGATAAGTCCCTCGCCGTAAAGCGAGCGCTTCAACTCCAATCGGTCTAATGCGTCCTTGAATAGCACGCGAAGGCCAAAGTTAGTCAACTGACCGACACGGTCTTTCATGCTGTCAATGTCAACAGCCTCGGAGAGGGAGAAAAAGGCCCCTCGCATCATCTGGTAAAACTCGATGCTTGACCGAAGATCTGACTCCATCTCCAAGTTGTGCACCTTTGCCTCAGCGTTTGCGATTGTCCAGAACGAGTCTACGGAGGTCTCTACAACGTCGGTAGCCTCCATGCCGGTGCCGATGGTCTTGGGGTGAGCGTGCACTCGAATAATCCGGCCCGTGTTGGAGGCTATGAAGTTCACCGTGTCGTTGACCTTGTACTCCTCCAGGTCGGATGTGCCGTAGTAGAGGTGGGGCGCTGGTAGGTTCTTCCAATCCAGGATAGGCGGCCAGTCATAGCCCCACAGAACCTCGTTCACGACGCTCCATTGTCCCGCCCGCTTGCGCTCCAAGTCCAGCACCCGCCAGGACTCGCCGTCCCTCACGATGTCCTGCCGTGTGTCAGTGCCCGTTCTGAATACGTAAAACAGCACATCGTCAATGTCGCCCTGCTTCCAGAATATACTAAGGCGCTCCATGTCCAGATTGATCAGGCGAGGCGGAAGTCCTTCGCGGGGAACAATCTTCACCGCCACGTGTCCCGTCACACTGCCAGAGATGCCAATGTCAGCAAGCAGAATCTTACCCTTGTTAGCCCGCCATACGTCGGCGATGTAGCTCTCGACCGGCGTGGTCTCGCCTTCCGTTAGCTCGTACTTGACCACCTGGCCAAACAGCATTGCCACTGCTGAGCGAACAAGCTTTCCGCAGAGATTGAGGACAACGTTGTCATCTGGTTGTCCCGGGCGCACCTTCAGGTGCTTCTTGTGCTCGCCGCGATAGTAAGCCCAGGCCGCTTTGACGTGATCCCGCCTCGCCGATCGCTCTTCCTTGTCGGCCTTATCCACCGCGCTCATGTCGTATTCGTTAATTCCTGGCATGTTCACCCCTAGCTATAGAACGGGTTTTCCTGTATCTCTACTACTGCATTGACAGCTTGTGCCTCGCGTAGCATCAAGGCCCTCGCTATCACCGTGTCATCGTGCAGGCCGGACGGGGCACTGTACTGTGATCGCCCCGTCGCCTGCGACACCTTCCGCTCGTATGCCTCTAGCTCGCCCGTGGCAACCGGTATGTCAAGGAACTGCCACTCTGCCCGCTCCAACGTCAGTGCAAGGTTCTCAATCAGCGGCGGCTTGCTTGATGCCGTTGTCTGGAATCCCCGAACCGGAAGCCCCTCGCGTTGTAGTTGTTCGATGACCGGCTCTCCCATAGCGTTGGATTCTGCGAGTATTGAACCTACGCCCCATCGCTCCACGAGCTCCCTAAGGCGTCCGCGCTGGAATACATAATCAATCTGATTGAATCTATCGAGCGCAACCTCGCATTTGCATCTCTTGCAACCGATGCTGATAGCCGTGAAGTCTTGGTGCTTACCCCAGTCAACGCCCGCAACCAGCTCATGCCCTTCATGTTCCTCTGGTGTACTCTCTGGTGCATTGATGCACGCCAGTATGTTGCGAAAGACCGCGCCCTCGTTCTCTAGGAACTCTGCTAGAATCTCCTGCCTGTAGCCGCTCTCTGTTAGGTCGGATGTAATTTCCTCAAGGGCTGCTACGCTCAGGTATGGATTGTCATGGCTGGTAAAGTGCCAACTTGCCCAGCGTTCACCATCTGCTACGCCCCTACAGTAAGCGCCGAAGAAGTGATTCCTGCGTCGTGGCGTGCTTATGAACCATGCGTCGCCGTCATTGTCCAGTAGCATCGGAGCGCCTACCAAGTCCCAGGCGTCCGGACTCATCAGTGCATATTCGTCAAGTATCAGCAGGTCGGCGTAGTCGCCTCGTAGTGTGTCGGCATTCCAAGCGGTCTTGGCCCTGATATGCCCACCGCCTGGAAAGTCCAGCGTGTGCATCGTCTCGTTCTTGCGAATGATCTTCTGTCGAATTGGTTCGGCCAGCCATTCGGTACACTTCTCCCAGTATTGCACGTGCTGCTCTTGCGTCGGAGTGGCGTATAGAACGCGCTTATTCCTCACCCCAGCTCTCTTTACCGATACCCTGGCAGCCAGCGTTGTCTTCCCGCCCCGACGTCCTGTACAGATGACTTTACGCTTTGCTGTGCTTCGTTCGATCTCTCGTTGCTTTTCATGTGGCCTCGGGAGTTCTACTAGAAGGCGGTTCACTGGCATCT